GCAAAGAGCTCAAAGCCATCGGGGAAGCGCTCATTCGCGCCGCCAACGACGCTCCGAAGCCGAGCCGCAGCCCTCAGAAGCAAGCCTCTGCGTTTTCGGAGCCCGAAACCGATGACCTCCCGTTCTGAGGACGCCGACGACCTGCTCCCGACCCTCACCCGGTCGCTCAACTTCTTCGAGGCCCGCCTGAACGCTCTGCAGAGCGCCATCGAGGCTGTCGTTTTCAGCGAGGGGTCTCCCAAAGAGAGCATTCTCGAATTTGCCGAGCGCCTGCACGGCATTTGCCTCGGTGACACGAGCGATGACTGAGCTGGTCTTCGGGCAGCGCATGATTCGCCTCGAGGATGGCAAAAAGGGGCTTGTCATCCAGAGCGGGCCCGAGCTGCGCGTCATGTACTTCGACCGTGGCGAGGAACGCATCGCCATGAAGAGCGAGCGCTGGGTGCCGGACGAGCTCAACCCCGGGCCGCTGCGCGAAGAGGAGCAAGTGCTCATCGCTCTGCACGCGGACCGCGCTTTGCGCGCGTATGAGCGTAACGAACCGTTGAAAAGCTGGGAACAGGTGAGTGTCGCGAGCGACCCCTACGATCAGGGTCTCTTCGACATCATCCTGGCCTACCTGACCAACCGCAAGACGCGCGCCGCAACAGGGGAGTAGACAAACAGGAAAACCTGGCTACGGCGGCCTCGTGCTCGACCGTGCCGTCTACTCCCCGAGCCCGTGGTCGACGCGGTTCCACGATGCTGTCGCCGATGAGGTGCTCGGCGGTGGCGCGGCGGGCCCCGGCAAGAGTCTGACGCTGCTCTTCGACCCGATCGTCAGCCAGGCGGTCATCGAGCAAGCGCGGATGACGCAAATCATCCCCGAGGGCATGCCGGACTACTGGATCGACCTCATCCGGCGCTACCCCATCCGTCAGGGCGAGTCCGAGGGCCACGCGCTGCATCTGCGTCGCTCGATGCCGCAGTTGCTCGAGAATATCGACCGCTCGCTGCGGATGTTTCTCAAATTCGACCCTGGCGCGGTCTACAGCCGCGAGCGGCACTCCTGGACGTTTTCGAGCGGATACAAATTCACTTTCGGGCATTGCCGCGAGAAGGACAGCCACCAGGACTACCTCAGCAAGCAGTACACGCACCTCGCCCTCGATGAGGGCTACCAATTCGAGGAATATCAGTACGACGAGCTCGATGCGCGCGTGCGCAGCGCAGACCCGGTGCTGATGCTGCTCTTGCGCTCGCGCATCATGAGCAACCCCGCCCCGGGCTGGCTGAAAGAGCGTTTCGTCGCTCCCGAGCCCAAGGGCAACGTCGTCCATCGGCTGAAGTTCACCGACCCCGAGAAGGGCACGCATTCCTACCGTACGCGGCTGTTTTTGCCGGCGCGACTCGATGACAACCCCGATAAGGCCTTCGTCGCTCAGTACAAGCTGCGCTTGCTGAGCAAGCCGTCGCACATGCGCGCGCGCTACCTCTACGGCGACTGGGACAGCATCGAGGGCGGGTTCTTCGAGGACGACTACAATCCGCACGTCCACATCATCGAGCCGTTCAAGATTCCGCGCGACTGGCCCAAGTTCCGCTCGATGGACTGGGGCTACAAGGCTTTCGGCACTGTCGGCTGGTTCGCCATGGACCCGGACGGCAACCTCTACCAGTTCTACGAGTTCAACTTCCGCCTGATGCGCGACATCGACGTCGCCAAGCGCGTCATCGAGATTGAGACCCGCTTCGGCTTCTGGAACAAGCGCGAGCGCAAGAGCCGCCTCACCGGCGTGGCCGACACCCAGCTCTGGGAGGAGCGCGGCGACTCGGGCAAGAGCAAGGCCGCGGTGTTCTCGGCGGAGGGCGTCTTCTGGCAGCCCGCCGACAAGGCGAGCATCGCGCGCAACGCCGAGCGCGTCACCGAGCGCTTGCGCGACTACGACAAGAACAAGCCGCCCGGGCTGATGATTTTCAACAACTGCCGCAAGACGGCCGAGATGTTGGCGAGCATCGGCCGCGACGAGAAGGACGACACCGTCCCGGACAAGTCGAGCGAGCTGAAGCACTGGTTCGACTGCCTCGCCTACGCCGCAGCGCGCGCGTCGCGTGGCCCCGGCAGCATCGTGATGGATCTGCATCCGTTCGACGCGCCCGACAACGACAACGACGAGCCGCAACTGCAAGCGACGGGCTCGTTTGGCTACGGGACGGCATGATGGCAGCTGACTTCTCCTGCATTCCCTGCAACGGCCTGGTCTGCTTCAAGCGGCCCGTGCCTGAGCGCAAAACGTGTAGCGCCGAGCGGCATCTCTGCCCCTACCGCGTCGCAAACAAAGACGATCAGGAGTGGCTCTGCCGCTGCTGCCCAGACTGCACTCGACAGTGCCAGGACGATATCTGATGGCAAGTAAGCCGTGCGTACTGTGGGAGGGGGCTCGCTCCAAGGGAGGCTATGGCGTGCTCAACCGAAAGCACGCAGGAAAGTGGACGACATTCTACGTCCACCGCCTGGCTTGCGAGTTCTCTCATGGCCCGCCGCCGCCAGACAAGCCGTGCGCCATGCACTCGTGCGACGTTCGCCACTGCTACGAACCCAGCCACCTGAGCTGGGGCTCGCACAGCGACAACGTACAGGACGCCACGAACAAGGGGCGCGTGGCACACGGCTCCCGGCACTGGAATGCCAAGCTGACTGAAGAGCGCGTCACAGAGCTCCGTCGCAAGAAAGCGGAAGGCGCACAGCGGAGCGCGCTAGCCGCGGAGTTTGGCGTTCACGTGAAGACGGTGAACAAGGTTTGCCGCCAAGGATGGAAGCACATCAATGCCTGAGCAATCAGTACGAGAGGACCGGGAAGGGCCGGCGGCGTCCGAAGAGGACGTGTTCTCGCTAGGCCAAGACTCGCCAGCCGAGCCAGCGTTTTCCTACAACGAAGACGAGCCCAACCTCGTCAAGTCGTTCAAGGCGCACCCCGAGGGACGCCAGGCTCTGAAGCGCCTGAGCAACAAGTGCATCCTCGACTTCGACAACGCATGGGAGGCCACCAGCAAGTTCCGCAAGGACATGGCCGAGACCTGGAAGCTGTTCGCCGGCACGCTCGACCCGAAGGGTCCGCCGATGCAGCACATGGCCAACGCCCACGTGCCCATCCTGATGGAGAACACCATCCGCATGGTGTACCGCCAGGCGTACGAGCTCTTCGGAAACTGGACGAACGTCTTCGGCGTCAACCCGATCGGGCCCGATGACGAGCGCACCGCCAAGCTGCTCTCGCTCCACGGCAACTGGCAGATTCGCAAGCGCATCAAGGATTTCAAGCGGCAGCTCGGCCACCGCGGGCTGATGGCGTTCGACCTGTTCGGCGACGTCACCTGTCACAGCTACTGGGACCCGCAGCGGCACTACAACCGTCACGAGATTCTGACGGCGAACGAGTTCGTGTGCGCCAACGCGCACGTGTCCACGATGCCGGACTACTCCGACGTGTCGTGGGTCGCCAAAGTCATCTTCATGGACCCGCACGAGCTGCGGAAGATGGCCAAGGCCTGGGAGGACGTCGGCACGACGCTCAAGCATCTGCCGCCCGACTGGGACGAGTCCAGCATCGTGAGCGAGCTGCGCGAGGCGGTCGACAAGAATCTCGGCGTCGATTCCACCGCGTACCAGCAGGGGCAGTATCGCATCATCCAGTACGAGGGCTGGCTGAACCTGCCACCGAGCAGCGCCGCGCAGGGCGAGAGCGACGGCGGCGACGAGGCGAGCGAGCCGCGTGACCGCTACTGCAAGGTCATCATCGACCACGAGACGGCGACCGTGCTGTCGCTCAACATCCACGAGCGCATCGACCCGTACGACAAGCGGCGTTTCGAATTCGAGACGCAGCAGATGCAGAAGTACCAGGCGGGCATGCAGGAGGTGCAGGCCTTCAAGCAGGAGCAGGAGCAGACCCGCCAGAGCGCGCTCTCTCTCGGCCATAGCCTGGACCCCGAGAGCGACGGCCCGGCGCAGGCGGTCATCATGGCGCGATCCATCGAGGAGATGCCGGCGCCGCCCGAGCCGCAGATGCCGGACTGGATGCACGGCAACCCGATGGCGCAGCCGCGCCCGCCCGAGAGCAAGCCCATCCAGATGTTCGCGCACGGCGTCAACATCGAGCCGCTACAGGGCATCCTCGGGCTCGGTACCGGGCGCATCCACGCCGCGCAGAACAAGGCAGCCAACATCGCGCTGTCGCAGTTCATCGACGAGGGCACGCTCGCCAACTTTGCCAACTTCCTCGCCAAGGGCGACCTGCGCCTGCCGGAGAAGTTCATCATCGAGCCGG